TACAGAGGTTGCAGCAATTGTTACTGCTCCATTAGAAGCTATTGTAACATCTCCAGATATTGCAACTGGATTATAATTTGTACCGTCTGCAACTAATACATATCCTGAAGTATTAGTACCCATTGTTAAGTCATCACCAGATACAGTAAGATCACCAGTTACAACTACATTACCACTAAATGTAGCTTTACCCGCATCTGACATGTCAAAAGTTAAAGGAGTAATAGTTGAACCACCATCATTACCTTTAATTGAAAAATCTGCGTCAGAAACTTTTGTTTCTAATATAACATTGCTTGATGAATTATGAATACGAGCCATTTCAGTGCCATCATCTTCATAAATAATACCACTTCCAGCTGTACCTGCATCAAGTGTAATACCACCAGCTGATTCTAAATTAATAGAGTCAACTGCTGTACCATCAGATACAATATCTAAATCTCCATCTGCGTTTGAATATATGTATGTTCCTGTATCTTGGAACATTAATTTTTCTGTACTATTAACTAATATATCATCAGAGAATTTAAAGTAATCCTCATCTTCCATCCA